AGGATTTAGAGCTTTCGATGATGATTTGGTCGAAACCATACCCCATCTGAGAGAACTCTGTTGCAAAGAAGCGTTCAAACTCATTTTGCTTACCATTGACAGGCTGCAAGTCAGCTGCATAACCTTCGACATGAGCAGAGTTCTTCACTCCGCCTACTGCCTTATTCAATTCAGGAGAGCGATAGCCACTTGATACACGGATTGCAGGCGTACCGAGAGAATATCTCTCACAATATTCTGTCCACTCTGCTCTAATACACTCTAAAAGCATAATTGTTTCCGTCAAATGCACCCTTACGCTTGCTGGTGGGTTGTTGCTAATCTTTAATCTGTCTGCGGTGTTGGATTGTACCATTTCCGCTATTGTAAAATTTGCCATAATCTATTTTTTTTGAATGAGTGCTTTATAATTTCTATAAAATTCTTATAAACTTTTTATAAGCAAATTATAAATATCCATGTAACTATTTGAATATCAGTTTATAATTTTCTTATAATTTTTATATAAAAATTTATAGAGCATTTATAAAATTATAAGTATCCATTCTGTTATGTTTACTAAATCTGCCAAACTAAGATACTTTTCTTCTCTTTAATGACCTCCTTCTCAACCACAATAGGGTCAGGCATACCGAGTTTTAGAGCATCACCATTGTCGTCAACGAGCTCTATGTTAGAAGTGGCAGTGAATGTTTCTCGTCTGAATCCGTCTGAGAAATTCTCATCGGGGTAATCAATAGACACTTCAATCTTTACTCTTCCTTTTCCTAAGTTGTGGTTGTCGAAGAATACTATTAGTTGTTTGTCTGCGACTTGACAATTAGAACATACTCCGTTCCTCCTCTCTGCCTTGTATGTGGTAAGTCCATTTCCTGCGGTCGCCTTAACAGTGAAATCACAATCAGGGAATACCACAATTTCACCATCTCTTATCAGCTTAATGCCGAGTGGGAAGTCACTCTTTCTGTTGATTCTTAATATCCCGTCAACGTGTCCGCTGCTTTCGTTTCCTATGGTTACTGTTTCCATTATCCCAAAATATTAAATGTTGTAATAATAGTAAAGCACACGCCTTCCTCCCATAGAACACTTCGTTTCCGTCTGATGAGATAGATAATGCCGTATATCACCCAAAAGACAAGAAAACGATAATCAGTAAGCCCGGTTAAGAGTTGAGAGGAAATAGCTGCCGTGAAAGCCCCTACCATGTGAAGTGCTTTGCCAATAGTCCGATAGTGTGGGCTTGCTCCGACCATCATCATTCCAAAAAGGAACATAATGCCTAAAAAGCCTACCCAACCACTTGTATTTACAATCATTTGCGGTGTCATAAGGAAAGCACCCATGACAATAACAAACGTGAATACATTTGGCGATTTAACAATATAGGCGGTTTCAGAAAGGCTACATAGTGGGCAGCCTTTCTTTTTCGCCATTAATATCGTGTACACCATTAGTAGTAGGCTTCCGATAACGCTTGCTATAAGTATTGCTATCTTCATAACTGTAGCTTTTCTGGATAGCCTTTCGTGAAGTCGTATGCGTTCACTTCCTCTATTGACGACAAAGCTGTGATAGCCGCCTTATGTTTGACTGTCACCATGAAAGTTGCATCCGCATAACGTTGAATCTTTGCAAGGACAATCTTTGCTGTTGGAATATCAATCGTCAAAGGTTGTCCTGCAATGGCAAATGTGATAGTCGTTTCGCCAAGTGCTTCCGCTGCGTCAATACTCACATTATAGCTTGCACGTTCTGAAGGTGTTAACCACGTGTGCATGCCTTTAAACGTGAAGTCGTTTACCTCTGATGATTGATTGAACACGTCAAGTTCTGCAAGTTTTCTGTCTTTTGCATCTTGCAGGAGTTCTTCTGCCGTTTCTGTTTCCACCTGCTCATAGCCGTTTGCCTTGAGCGTATCTTCCGTTGGGTTGATTATTCTAACCCCGCCTACCTCGATATATACACCGTTGTAGATGTCGTTTCCTTTCTTGTATTGTTTCATATTTTTTTTTATTTGTATTCACATTCGCTTAATGGATAAATCCTATCTGCTATTCTATTATACATAGCATTTTTTTTGTAATCTTGTACATTGTTGTCAGGAACATAAAGTTTTCCATTCCCTCCAAAACAACTTGCTCCTACTACTGGCGGCACGACAGCCCTTATAATAGTTACTTTTGCTTTTAACTGTGGTTGCGCCCACCCAAAAGATTTTGTCTCAGAAGGATAATCAACACACTCTTGTATATAGTTGTCGAACCCCTCTGGGAAAACACCATTAACAGAACCAACCGATACAACTTTTTTTAATTTTGGCAGTAAATAACTGTCAAAACCCCCAAATGTGTACCATGATATTCCATTAATAGAAGATGGTAACGTTATTCGTTCAAGGGCTTCCACGCCTAAGATGTCGTTGTTTCTAAAAGTTGAAATACTCGTATGACGTAAAATATTAAGACTTTTTATTTTTTTATTACCCGCAAATAGACCATCTATTGAGGTGATAAGTTTTGCTTCTTCAATACTTATCCGCCCGTCACCGTCTTTATCGAAATTAGCTAAAAATATACGCTCCACCTCGGGGTCGTCAAAATGTACAAACTTTGGCTTTTTCGCCACGTTTGTAAGTAATTTCTCAAACAAAATCATAACGTTCCTCCCATAATTAAAAGTTCGTTAACGATACACGCTTGGTACGTCTGCCCCTTTTGTGGTGTGAATACATCGCCTATCCACTTTATAGAACTTGGTAGAGAAAGTTCTGTCCCACTCTCTGCGGGACAAGTAAATTGAAAACAATACTCAGCAACAAATTGTGTATCAGTGTTTGGCGACAAAGTAAGCGTAAGGCTATCAACGACACCCCACACGTGCATAACATTCGGTGTGAGTGCAAATACCTTATCATTTGTCCCATGATTCTGCAATCGGAGGCGACCATCAGCTCCATTCATGCCATTTATTCCATTTTCGCCCTTGTCACCCTTCTTTCCTTTGAGCATTGTTACGCTCATCTTCTTAAGTGTGCCATCTTGTGCTACCACTGGTAATGACGAGAAATCCTCAATGTTATCCGACAATGGGAGTTCTGTGATGTCCTGCGACTGCCCTTTGATAGTTTCTATCACCTCGTGGACGATGCCACTCTTTTCTTCTTCTGTCATATCTTTATCGTTAAATGGTTATTCAAACTTTGGTTTGTTGTCATCGACTTTTACATGAGCCGTTTTGAGATATTCGCTGAGGAATGGTATCTTTTCAACAGCCTTTAATGTAAGGACGTAATAAATAAACCCTGCGATTTTCCACATAGTCGTACCTTCGACCATCATAAGCTGCCAGTTGCGAACTATATTTGTTCCATAGAACCATATTGCCACCCAACATAACAGCTTTACGACTCCGTAAGTTTCCTCCTTTGGTCCCATAAAGTTACCAGTGACAAACACGCATGATGTCACAAAGAAAAATAGACCACAGTGTACAAAGAATACACCTGCCTTTTTCCAACTCCAATCTTCTCCATTGAGCTGTCCTGCGATGACACCGAACACAAAATTTACAAAGAATACAGTAAACATTGCGTACATTAAATCCTTGATTGGGAAGAAAAAGGTAAGTAAACCGCTCAACACAGTACAAATCACGTACTTAAACTGTTCTAAATAATTCATTGCTGAAAAATTATGACTCCGACAACTGCACCCACCATACCAGCAGCGACATCTTTCCAATCGAACTGCTCTCCACGTAGGTAATAATCAACACTCTCCTTACCTGCCATAACAAAGAAAGCAGGAACTAATGATAGCATAAGCCACGCATCAATAGAACGTAGACCCTTGCAAGCTGCCACCGCAATGACAAGTCCTACAATAAAATGCAGATACTTATCGCTTCCAATGGCTGCGAGTCGTCCAAAAAACCTGTAAATACAATCTAAAAACTTTTTCATCTTCTTTTATTTTAAGTTAATTACATAAGAAATACATACCACTTATTTGTTGTCTTAGAATATACTACTCGGAAGGTATATTTTATATCATCACTTGTTCCATTCAAAGAATGCTTAAAGGTGTAAAGTTTCTCGATAAGGATATTGTCTGTCGTTGTGAAATTAATATCCACACTGTTTACTGAATATATAGTAAACTCCTCTCCATCTTCTGGGCTTGAAGGCAATGTAAACGTCTTTGTGCTCAAGCTTACAAACAAGATAGAAGAGTCACCTAATCCAAGTGAATAATTCTCGCTAATTACCTTTAACGAACGACGAAAACCGCCATAAGTACCACGCAAAGCGAGTATGGCATGATTATTTTTCCATCCAAATGTAGGGTCTGGGTGTATGTCTAAGAATATACCTACTTTTTCAAAGTCTGAGCGCGGCTCATTCCTCAGACTTAACATACTATCCTTTCCTGCAAACTTCCCAAGTGGGTCTTCACCTAATATAACTTGCCTCTTAGATTTCTTGTAGTTATATATTAAGCAGTTATCAAAGAGTGTTAATCCGTCACTGTCTTTTCCATAGCCTATCATTCCAGGCAGGATTTTCCAACCAGCAATAGTTCCTTTATTGGTGTTTATAGTTCCCTCAAATGTACTATCACCAGTTACTGTGAGATTCTTAAACT